TATTTTTTGAACGTGAGCTAAACGGCGTAATGAAAGATTTTTGCCGTATTGAAATTGCTGGTGTGCGCGATGTCTGGGAAGGCCCAGCGCGGCCAGAGGATTTAAAACGCTTTGCTGATAGCTGGGCTGCTTACAAGAACAAAAAGAAGAAGCCGAAGAAAAAAGGTACTGCCTTAAAAGATTTGCCCGGCATGACTGAGCCGCGTCGTTGTGAGCTTGAACTCAATGATATTGAAACAGTCGAGGATTTAGCATCAGCGCAGGAGACAACGCTGCGTGCGATTGGTGAGCCGTATGTAGAGTTGGCAAAAATTGCCACGCTGCAAGTTGAGGCTGCAAAGAATAAACAGGAATTGGTTGATGAGGTTGTGGTTTCGGCGGCAACACTCAAAACCATTGCAAACGAGGTGAAACATGAGCCTGCTGACAATAGCGCAAGCAGTTAGCGACTTTGTAGGGTTTGAGCGGCCTGCAACAGTTGTTGGCAATACTGACCCCATTGCACGGCAGCTTTTGGTGATGATTAACCGTGAGGGCAAGCAGTTGATGCGTGCTACAAACTGGCCGATCCTAATGAAAGAGCATACTTTCAACACGGTTAACGGCACGCAAAACTATGCGCTTCCGACTGATTTTGATCGGTTTGTTTCTGGCACGGCTTACAACCGCACTGATTTGGATGCAATGGTTGGGCCGATTACACCTCAAACATATCAGGCAGATCGTTTTGGAACAGTCACAGGCGGCATTGTTCAGCGTTTCCGCTTGAAGTCTGCTGCCAATGCTTTGCGGTTTGACATTACACCAACGCCAACAGCGGCTGAAAGTGTTGGCTTCGAATATGTATCAAGCCATTGGAATCAAACGACTGGCGGTACTTCTCAGACCGCTATGGCGGCTGATACAGACGTTGGTATACTTGATGAAATTCTAATTGAGATGGGAACAACTTGGCGCTTCAAGCAGTCACACGGGCTGATTTACGATGAAGACTTCCGTCAATATCAAATGGAATTACGCCAAATAATAAGCCGCTCTGGCGGTGCGCCAGTATTGTCTCTTGATGACCATAGACGATACTTGGTTAGCCCTTACAGCTATAATATTCCTGACAGCGGGTTTGGTGTTTAGATGCTGCAAGCAGTTCAAAGCGCAAGAGGTTATCGGGTCAAGGCGGCATCTGTACCAGCCCCTGTCGGCGGTTTAAACAGCCGCGATTCAATTGATGCCATGCCGCCGACTGATGCACTAATTATGAGTAACTTTTTCCCAACGGTTGAAAAAGTTACCCTGCGTGATGGTTACACGCAATTTTGCACTGGTATCGGCACTGGCGATGTAGAAACGCTGATTGAGCATAGCGCTGGCGCAAACAGGCAATTATTGGCTATCGGCTCAAACGGCACGGTGTATCAGATTGACAGCGGAACAGCAGTTAGCAAGAAAACTGGCCTTGCTAATGGCCGGGCAGAACATATTGAGTTTAATAATCACACAATTGTCGTTCCATCCGGCGCAAACGTGCCTTTGAGTTGGGATGGTACAAACACGGCAGATTTAACAATCACACTATCTGACAGTGTAAACCCAAACACATTATCAGGCGTGCATGCACATAAAAACCGCGTTTATTACTGGACAGGAACTAGCCAGAATTTTTATTACAGCGCATCAGTTGATACGTTTCAAGGCAATTTCACCAAGTTCCCTGTCGGCTTAGTTGGCACGTTTGGCGGCAACATAATAATGATCAATTCTTTAAGCATCGACGGAGGTGAAGGGGTCGATGATTTACTAGCAATTGTTATGACCAGTGGAGAAGTTCTAATCTATAGCGGAAGCAATCCCGGAAGTGATTTTTCGCTGGTTGGCTCGTTTCGTTTGGCAGAACCAGTCCAAGAAAAGCGTGCGATAGCCAAGCTGGGCGGTGATGTTGTCATAATGACTAAAGAGGGGTATCTGCCGTTAAGTCAAGTGGTAAGGCAGGATCTTGTCGGCAACAAGGCAGCGGCAATATCTGAAAAAATCAGAGGGACGGTTATCACACAAGTAGCTGCAACTGGTGCAACGCAAGGATGGCAGATATTTGTAAGCCCGGACGGCAGCAAGGTCTATTTTAACTACCCAACTGGTGATACGAATGACCCTTACAACCAGCACATTTTTAATCCGATTATTCGAGCTTGGTGCATTTTTGAAAATTTGCCAGCCACGGTTTGGGGTCAATTTAACGGCGACACTTATTTTGGTGGCGCTGGCGGCAAAGTTTTTAAGGTAGGCGGTGACGCAGATCTTGACGAAAATATTGTTGGTGATTTAGCCACAAGCTACAATTATTTTGGTGATCGTGGCGGTATCAAAAGATTTAGCTCAATTATGCCTTTTTTAGAAGGTGAGACAGACATTGATTTTTCGTTGGGTGTTGGCGTTGACCAAAGGCCGCCAAGCACCATTCAGGTAAGCCCCGTTACTTTTGCAAGCAATCTTGCTGCATGGGATCTTGCAACGTATGACGATTTTTTCTGGGCCGACACTGAGGGCGCAGGAGTTACTAGAAGGCGCAAAGCAATAAACAGGCTGGGCTTTAGTGCAGCGTTAAGAATTAAAGTTGCAACAAATACTCAGACAATAAGTTTTATTAGCGCTCATTACACAATAGCACCGGGAGGCCCATTCTAATGGCATTTTCAGGCGGCACATTTAGCAGAACCTTTGACTGCACAACCGACAGGGATAACGGTGTTAAAATCCTTGCCAGCAAGTTTGACACAGAACTGGATGGCATGGCTGTTGGCTTGTCTACAGCTATCCTTAAAGACGGTACACAGACTTGCACAGCGGCAATACCGTTTGCCCAAGGCATCACCCTGCCTGATAACAAAACAATTGCATTTGGCACAAACACTGATGTTCTCATTCAGTACGATGAGACAACAACAGACTCGCTGAAAATATCAGCAGCAGAGGGCGCTGGCCTTGCTATCACACTCATGGCTGATGAGGGCGATGATGCTGGTGATGAGTGGAAGCTGAATATTGCAGATGGCGGCACACTAACGCTGGGCAACGATATCAACAGCGCTGGCACATATGTGACGCACCTGACGATTACACCTAACGCCACAGTCGCAAACAGCACCACGGCTGTTGCTGGCAATCTTACCGTTGGCGGTGATTTGACACTTGGATCAGGCGCTGTAATTAGTGAAGCAGAGCTAGAAATGCTCGATGGCATTACGGCAGGAACCGTGGCAGCTTCAAAAGCTGTTGTTGTTGATGCAAATAAAGATATTGGATCGTTCAGAAATATCACTCTGACTGGAGAGCTAGACGCAGGCAGTCTTGATGTCTCTGGTGACGCAGATATAGACGGCACGCTAGAAACAGATGCGTTATCAATCAACGGCACGGCTGTATCATCTACAGCGGCTGAATTGAATTACAATGACACAGGTGCTGCGGTTGGTACTGTGGTTGCAAGCAAAACAGTTACCGTTGACGCAAACAAAGACGTATCGAGTTTTCGGAATATAACTTTAACAGGCGAACTGGATGCAGGCAGTCTTGATGTTAGTGGTAATGCAGACATTGATGGAACTCTAGAAGCTGACGCGATTACAATTAACGGCACTGCTATAAACAGCATTTTTCAGCCGCTTGATGCACAACTCACTGACGTTGCTGGGCTGGCTGTGACTGATGGCAATTTTATTGTCGGTGATGGCTCAAACTTTGTCGCAGAATCTGGCGCGACTGCTAGGACATCTTTGGGGCTTGGTTCAATTGCAACACAAGCAGCGAACTCTGTAGATATTGATGGCGGCGCTGTTGACGGCGTAACAATCGGCACAAACAGTGCAGTGACTGACTTGCGGGTGGATAACCTAAAACTTGATGGCAATACAATTAGCAGCACAAATTCCAATGGCGCTATTACGATTGACCCAAATGGAACAGGCAATGTAGCGCTTGGCAATTTTACATTTGACGCTGATCAAACCGTAGGCAGCAGCCAAGATAATTACGTTTTAACATACGATCATTCAAGCACATCGATTTCGCTTGAGGCATCTGCTGGTGGTGGCGGTGGTGCAACTGGCGGTGGTAGTGATGAGATATTTTATGAAAATGGTCAAAACGTCACCACAGATTACACGATTACCAATGGCAAAAACGCTATGAGTGCTGGCCCGATAACAATAAATTCAGGCGTGACTGTAACGGTTGGCTCTGGCGAAACTTGGACGGTGGTTTGATATGAGTTTACTTGTAGTTAATGAAATCCAAAACTTAGCTGGCTCTGGGCTTGGCGCACCAGAACGCAACGCTGTCATAAATGGCCAAGGGGCAATTGCACAAAGAGGAACCTCTTTTGTGTCTGGCGCAAACAATGACGGTGTTTATACTCTTGACCGTTGGAAACTGTTATCGGATGGCAATGACATTGTTGATGTCACCCAAGAAACCAGCACTGTTCCAACCAATAAACAGTATGCAATTGCATTAGATGTTGAGACTACCAACAAAAAATTTGGCATCACACAATGCGTTGAAAACAAAAACTGTGTGGGCTTGATCGGTCAAACTGTTACGTTGTCTTTTCAAGCAAAGGTTTCAGCTACCACAAAACTTGACAATGTAAAGGCTGCTATTATTAGCTGGTCTAGCACTGCTGACTCACCAACTGCCGATATGATTTCTGCGTGGGGTGCTGAAGGTACTAACCCGACATTGGCTAGCAACTTCACCTATGAAAACACACCAGCCAATCTAGGTGTAACAACAAGTTATGCAACATATTCTGTATCAGCGGCTGTTGATACAAGCAGCACAGCAAACATTGCGGTTTTCATCTGGTCGGATGTAACAGACACAACGGCTGGTGATTTTCTTTATATTACAGATGTTCAACTAGAAGCTGGCGCGGTTGCAACTAGCTACAACCAACGCAGTTACGCTGACGATTTAAAAGAATCACTGAGGTATTTCTACAGGTTACGAAAAACAAACGCTTACGGAGAGTTTGTCACGATTAGAACTTATAGTGGTGATGATGGCACAGGCATTGTAAATTTCCCAGCGCCGATGCGCGTCCAGCCCACGCTGACAATAGACAAAACTGTAAATGCAACAAATTTCGCTTACGATTTAAATTCAATATCTATTGCCGCGTCAGATGTAAATGTGACCCAAGCTGGGATTGCTGCGGCATCATCAAGTGGCTCTGCATTTGTTGTGGGTGGCGGCGCGGTAATACAAAGCAACGGCGCTTCTGGCGCTATTGATGTGTCGTTCGATTTTTCTGCGGAGATATAAATGACTTTTACAAGTTTGAAATACGTCACGGATCAGGGCGGCAATAACATATCAATAAAGTTTAGTTGTGATGGTCAATCTGAAATGTCTGTTTCGTGCAGTGCTGTGGGTAATATTCACTATGATGAAATTATGCGGCAAAAAGAAGCTGGCACAATAACGATAGAGGATGCTGACTGATGAGCACTGTAAAAGCAAACACCTTGCAAAGTACAGCAGGGGCGGCCACCGTTTTAACCGGACAAGAAGCCCCAAAGCACTGGATTAGCGTAACTTATAGTGGCGGTACACCAACAAATGAGCACTCGCTAAACGTGAGCAGTATTGCAGGCACGGCGGCGGGTGAGTGTACTGTAACTTTTTCGACTGCCTTTAGCGCAGCTACCGATTATTGCTGGGTCAGCGGAACATTAAACACAAGTGCATCTCAAGAATTAATTACCTGTTACGTTAAAGCTGCATCAAATTATAAATCATATAATTTTAATACTTCAGGTGCTGGGGGACTTGACCCTGAAGGATTTTATGTTGTGTCTATAGGAGATTTAGCATGAGTGAGGTAAAAACAGACAAGCTCACTGGCACAGACACTGCTAAAACTGTGACTGTAACGGTTGGTTCTAGCGCTACTCAATCGTTGGAACAGGGCTTAATAAAATGTTGGATTCATGCAAACAATGCTGCGTCAATTGAGGACAGCCTAAATACGAGTAGTTCTGTGGACGATGGAACAGGGCAGTACACTTACAACTTGTCTAACGCTTACAACACTGTTTCTTATTCAAATGTTTGCGGCAACATATCATCGTCTGCGGTTTTTGGAATTATGTGGAGTTACACTACAAGTCAATTTCGGACTCGCTGGTATGATACTGGTGGTTCATATACGGATGTTGACAACGCTTATTCTACCGCAGGAGATTTAGCATAATGGCTGGAACAATTGCAGCGGATACTTTGACCCACTCAACCGCCGGGTCACTCGCCACAAATTTTGTAGTAGAGGGTAGTGCTAAAGGTTTTGTGTATTTTAACGGCGGCAGAGTGTCCGGCTCTGTTAGCATCTATGAGAGTTTTAACAAATCAAGCATCGCAGACAACGCCACAGCAGACTACACGGTCACAGCTACGTCAAACATGAGCGGCACACAATACGTTGTTACATCTTCAGCAAATTGTAACACGGGTGGATATGTTGGGCTTAGAAATGAAAGCGCAGCTACGGCTACAATGACGGCTTCAACTGAACGATATTATGGTGGTTATGGCGGTGGATTCCAAGAATTAAACTTTGGGATGACAGCAACGTTTGGCGAGTTAGCGTAATGGATACGCCAGATTTTAAAGGCACTCGCATGATTGACCGACTATGCTGGGCTAAAAAAAATTTAGAGCCTGTGCAAACAGACTATCGTGTGGTTTTTGAGGACAGTGTAGACGAGTGTTGCCGTATTCTTATTGCAGATCCAAACTGGCTTAGTTGTGCTTTGCAAGGCGGCATCCTTCCTCCGGTCTGGGTGTATCATGAGCTAGCAAAGGATGAGGCACAACCAGATTTTAAGAAGCATACTCGTGGTTATTTGTTGCATGAAACGCAACCTATTGAAGCCTTAGACGAAAAGTCAGCAATCGAATATCTCATTATGAAGGATTTGCCACAATCCATATGGAGAACGTGGAATGAGGGCAACAAACCCAAGATGGTTATCTGCCGCAAAGATCAGCTTCCAGCAACCCGCGAGTGGCGCAACGCATGGAAGATTTCAGACGATTTAATTAACAAAGAACAGGCAGCATAGGAGAATCTAATGGCTGTAAAAACTTTTATTGTAGACAAGGATAGCAATCAGATTGACCTTGCGGTTGCTACTGTTCCTACTAATCGACATTTCCGCGATGCTTGGTCACTGTCAGGTAGTGTAATTACCGAAGACCTAACCAAAGCAAAAGAAATTTTTAAAGACAAAATTCGTGAGGTTCGCGCACCGTTGCTTGCAGCGGAGGATGTAGTTTATATGAAAGCATTAGAAGCTGATGACGCAGATGCAAAAGCAGCATCGGTAACTAAGAAGGGCAAGTTGCGTGATGCACCCGCTGCATCTGCAATTGGTAGTGCAGACACGATTGCAAAATTAAAAGCGGCTTGGGATACAAGTGTGCTTGGCGATAGTCCTTACGTTTGATGGCAAAGCCAACGGCAGCAACTGTGCAAGCCCAGATAGATACGCATGAGGCAGTCTGTGCGGAGCGTTGGAAAGAAACGATCCTGCGGATCAAACGGATTGAGCATATCCTGATTGGTCAAGCAGCCGCACTGATCGTGCTTTTAGTCGCTGACCGCATCTAACAATAGAGACATATCATGGAGCCTATCACCGTTTTAACGGCAATTTCTGCTGCGTCAGCTTCGATTAAGTGGCTGAAAGAAAGGGTGGGTGATTGTCGAGACGCTGCCGAAGTTTTCGGTCATGTTACACGACTGATGGATTGTGAAAAAACCATCAATCAAGATCAATCAAAGCAAGCATCTGTTAGCGATATCAGCCTTAAAAGTAGCATTGACCACGGCATCCAAAAACGGCTTATTAGGGAAGCGTTGCAAGATGCAAAATTGCAAATTGACCTCAGATTTGGGCCGGGTACTTATCAGTCGTTTGTCGATGACCACGCCAAAAAGTTACGCGAAGTTAAAGAACAAGAGAGGCAAGCGCGACGTGAGGCACGGCGTAAGGCTCAAGAAATTGAGGACACGATTAAAGGCACATTGATTGTAATTGTCATTATTTTGGCAGTAGTGGCTCTGTTTGCGTTTTTGTTCGTCACAGTGGCTCAAAGCCAATCTGAGGCAATAATTTTATGAACCGCCTGATCTTTGGCGCAGACGATTATCTAAAACATTGGACAGCAAAACAAATCGGCATTGATGGCTTTGGCCCGTCAGTGGCTATAGGTGTGCAGCGCGATGGTGAGATCATTGCTGCTGCCGTCTATCACGATTTACGGCAAGGGCAGATCGAGGCGAGCATAGCTGCAACCTCCCAGCGCTGGGCTTCCCGATCTGTCCTACACACATTGTTTGCCTACCCATTTTTGCAAGTGGGCGCACACAGGCTGTTAGTGCAGTGCAGTTATGCTAACAAGAAGGCCATGAAAATGAACCGCCAGCTTGGTTTTACAGAAGAGGGCAGGCTGCGCCAGCTATATGCGCCGCACGATGCAATCTTGTGGGGAATGTTAAAGGACGAATGTAAATGGATAAAGGGTCAAGATAATGGGCAAGTCTCAACCAGCACCGCCGCCAATTCCAAATCCTAACGAACTGATCAACGCACAGGCTGATGCAAACCGCATCACGCAGTTTACGCCTTACGGCAACTTGCGCTTTGGGTCAGTTGGCGATCAAGGGCAGTTTGTAGAAGGCGCAGTGCCAGATGACGGCAGGGCAGCGGCGTTTACGCAAGAAACACCGTTTCAAACCCAGATGCGTGGAGCACAAGAAGGAACCGGGCTTGGTTTGTCAAACCTCGCATTTAACCGGATTGGCGGTCAAACAGTCGTAGGTCTAAACCCTGATGGTTCACCCATTTATGCAGCTAACCCTAATTTTAGCAACCCGTTCAATACTGCGCCGACTTTGGCTGGTGTAAGCCAAGCACAGGATATTGATCCAACTACGGGCTTGCCAGCGTTTCAAAGCAGCGTTAACACCGGCCAAGCCATACCGCAAAACATTAACACGGCTGGCCTCACAGCGCTTACGAATGATCCTGTGGGCCTGAGAAGCAACATTGAACAAACCCTGTTTAATCGCCAGCTTGGGCTGCTACAGCCAGAGTTTACACGCCAAACGCAAGACCTACAGCAGAATCTTGCTGACAGAGGGATTCCAATCACCTCGCAAGCCTACAATGACGCTACCAACCGCCTGCAAGCGCAGCAGGGCGAACAGATGCAGAGATTGGCACAGCAAGCCACACTGGCGGCTGGTCAGGAAAGTGACCGTATTGTTGATCAATCTCGTAACATCCGGGCGCAACAATTTGGTGAGCGTGCAGCGGCTGGTGAGTTTGGCCTAGCCTCACAAGGCCAAGGCTTTGGTCAGGCAGCAACAAACGCACAACTAGCTAATGCAGCGCGTCAAGATACTGTGGCTAACCAGTTGTTATCAAACCAGATTGCTAATCAGCAACGCAGTCGTGACATTGCAGAGCGCAACGCATTGCGCGGTCAGAACTTTAATGAACTGGCGGCTCTGCTTGGTGGCCCTCAAATCAATCAGCCATCATTCTTTGCACCGGGTGCAATAGACACGCAAGGCGCGTTTGGTGCGGCGCAGGCGGCACAGCAAAACGCATTTAATCAGGCGCAGGCTTCGCGGTCGGCAGACTTGGGCGGCCTGTTCGGCTTGGCCGGTAATCTTGGCGCAGCATATTTATTGAGGTAGATAATGGCACACAACCCTTTTCATGGCCTGATGCAACCTAGCAGACGGCCATCAATGCAGTTTCAGCAGCTAAACCAAGCGTATCAGTCTGATCCACGCCGTATACTAGGCCAGACGCTAATGGGGCAGGGCGCAAGCGCCGCACCTGTGGCAACGCCACTGCAAGGGCTTGGCAGGCTGTCTAGCGCCCTTGTTGGTGCTTATCTACAGCGCAAGGCTGGCGATAACTTGCTGCAACAGGAGCAGGACGCACGATCAGCGTTGCTATCCTCACTGCCAGACAATGCCAGCCCCATGCTCCGCAGTATGGTTGACACCAATCCAAGCGGGTTACAAGCAGCAATGGCAACCCAAGCCATACAGCCGACAACAGCATTAAAAACACAAGAATTACCGGGCGCACCGGGCGCGGTGGTTGTTGGCGTTGAATCGACAAGCCCACTTGGTGGCAAAACCTTTACACCTAGCAGCGTTTATAAGCCACCGAAACCGATAAAACAGGATTTTGTCACTTTAACAAAAGCAGATGGCTCCAGCCCTGTCACCTTGCCGTTAGGCGATGCAAAAATCGAGACTTTCTTAAGTGAAGGTTATATTGAGAGACAGCGTGCGGCTCCAACTTTTAATATTGACCAAACACAAGAAGAAACACTTGTGACAGAATCTGCAAAGGCTGGCGTCAAAACTTTGGGAGACGATAGTAAAACATTTGAATCAAACGTAGAATTGTTGAACAGACTAGATGTTGCAAAAGATTTATTGGCAGATGGCATGGATACTGGCCCAATCCAGCGTCTTTTATTTCCCTTTCGAAAAATTGCCGCTGACTTAAATTTGATTTCGGAAGATGAACAACAACAGTTATCAAACCAAGAGGTTTTTGACTCAATCTCAAATTATCTTATACCGAGAATGAGGGTTAAGGGGTCAGGCTCAACTTCTGATACGGAAGGTGCAGCCTTTGCAAAAGCTACAATAACAATCGACAAAAACTCAAGGTCAAATTCAATGATTCTTGCGGGTATGCGTCAGTTGGCACAAAGACAAAATAAAATATTTTTAGAGAAGGAAGAGTGGTTTTATGACAAAGACAAAGGCAACGGTAGTTTTCGCGGGTTTGCAAAATGGGCGCAAGCGAACGTGCCGCCCGCATTTCAAAAATTTGAAACAGATGCGGAACTAACAGCAGCTATTGATGCAGGAACATTGTCTGTTGGCGATGCTTTTTATGACGCAAAAAACAAACAATATGAAATTTTAACACGGAAAATGATTGATGGCTAAACTAAGAACAAAAGACGAAATAGCCGCTGATTCAAGTGTCAGTCAAGCTGGGTCAGGGTTTGCCGATTTTGCACGCGCTGGCGCACAAGGTCTGACATTTGGTTTTGCTGATGAAATCGAGGCGGGTGTTAAAGCAGCATTTGATAGCGGTAAAACCTATGCAGAGGTAGTGAAGGATGTTCGCGGCCAGATAGAGAGCTTCAGACAGCGCAACCCTGCTGCCGCTTATGGCACAGAGATAGCGGGTGCTATTTTGCCTACTATCGCCGCGCAGTTTATTCCGGGTGTAGGTCAAGTTGCTACGGCTGGCAGGGCGCAGCAACTTGCCAAGGCTGCTGGCTTTGGTTTTATGGGGCCAAAAAGTTTAAGAACCGCACAAGTGGCAGGCACTAGCGGCGCACAGAGCGCCTTATACGGGCTTGGCGCAGCAGAGGGCAATCTTGCAGAGCGTTTGCCTAATGCGGCAGCATCAGGTGCGATTGGCGCTGTTGCAGGGCCAGTGGTGGGCAAGGTAGCGCCAGCAATTACGGCAGGGGCGGCTGATCTGATAAAAAGAGGTGTGGCGCTCACACCGGGGCAGGCTGTTGGCGGTTCAAGCCTGCTTGGTACAGCATTGCAACGCACAGAGGAAAGAGTTGCTGACACAGTGCCGCTGCTTGGTGATGCAGTGCGTGGCGCTTTTGATCGTGCTAATGCAGGATTTAACAGAGCAACAGTTTCAGAGGCACTAGGCCCACTTGTTAAAAGCATCCCAAAGAATCTTGAAGGCAAAGAGCTTACTGGTTATGGGCAGCGGGTAATCAGCAATGCTTACAATGCCACTTTAAGTAAAATGAAAATAGAAAATGTTATGCCTTTGGCTTCAGAAATTAACACGATAACCAAGGACTTGAGAGATGACATTGCCAAGGACATTAAAGACCGCGTTTCGGATCATATTATTAAAAAATTTAAAAACGGCGCTATTTCTGGGCAAGATATAAAAAAGGCACAAACGGCTTTACGCAAAGACATCATAAACCTTAAAAAAGAAGGCAGTGAAATTGGAGCGCGTAAAGCTGATGCCCTAGAAGATATTAAAAACGTATTTAGTGCAGAGTTACAAAAACAAAATCCAGTGCAAGGGCCAAAGTTGAACCAAGTTGATAAGGCTTATGGTCAGTTTGAAATCGTGCGTAATGCAGAATTACGCCGGAAAGCTGGGGCAAACGCAGAGGGGTTTTTGCCCGGTGACTTGTTGCAAGCTGTTGCAAAAGGTGATCCAACAAAAAGGCAATCACAGTTTTCTGCTGGGGAAGCGCGATTGCAGGGTTTTGCTCGTAATGCTCAAAATGTTATGGGCAATCAAACACCGAACACAGGCACGGCAGCAAGGTTAAACGCAACGAAAATGGCAACTGGTGTTGCTGGTGGCAGCGCTTTAGCGCAAACTGAACCTTTTACCATGGGCGCAACATTGGCCTCACCATTGGCTTATACGCAAGCAGGGGTTCCCATAGCCAGAAACGTAGTGGCAGGGGCTGGCAGGTTAGCGCGGGGCGCAGTGCCAGTAGCAGCGGCAAACACCACGGAAATGAGCCGCCAAATGTTAGCAGATATTTTGAGGCGATAAGTGGCCCAGAAAAAGCTGCAAAAAGATAGTGCTTACCAACATATAGACACTAACAACGATAATATCCTTTGCGATGA